CTATTGGTAGCGAACTATACTTTTCTCGATGATGTTCACGGTAGCCTGTTTCATGGCTTCGGTATCGTGGGCGTAAAGCTTATTGACCATCGTTGCATCGTGATGACCAAGGCGGGCGGCTATATCGGTCGGCAGTGCTCCATAGGCTGCCAATTCCGTGGTGTGGGTATGACGGAAACTGTGAGCATTCAGGCCGTATCTCCGCAGCACCCGTGATAAAGCCGGATACTTGATGAAAAGCCCTGTCTGGTCGGTGCATACCAGGTCTTTATATACGGCACCTGCAGGGCAATCCTCGGAAACAGGCAAGGAGAATGCCTGCCGATCCTTATCTTCATAGATGAGCTGATAGGCTTCACCACGTTTCATGCGGGCGGCTCCTTGTGCCATTTTCCACTTCTTCAATTCGCTGACCAGTTTACTGTCGATGTAAAAATCGCGATAGCTGGATTCAGTCTTTGGTGATTCAAAGAAGTATACTTGTACCTCACGACAGTTTTGGAGTTGCTGGCGGATGCGGATGGATTTTTTATCCAGGTCAATATCCTGCCATTCAAGACCGAGTATTTCGCCGATCCTCGCGCCGGTATGGTAAGCCAGTAGCACCGGTATGCGGTATTTGTGCCCTACAGGAAAATCATTCAGTAGAGATGCAAGCTGATCCGGCGTGATAATGGTGCGCTTGGTTACTCTGCGCGGGGCTGTTCGTGGCAGTTTGATAGCCAGGGAAGGATTAGAACTGATAAGCTCTGCAGGATAGATAGCGTAGTTCAGTGCTGCAGACAGTATCCCTTTTGTGATGGAAAGCGTTCCTCTGGAAAGCCCTCTTTTGGCCAGCTTGGTAATCCATTGGTCAATGTACAAGGGACGCAGCTCCTGAATAGCTATACTGCCAATATGGGGAATGATGCGAGCGTCGATAGCAATCTTGTAATTGATGTAGGTGTTGCGTTTGACGTTTGGCCGGATGGCGTTTTCCAGCCAGCTATGAAGGAAGTCGGCAAGTGTAATCTTTTCGGACACAATGCCGATATTGCCATGCTTCCATGCGACATATGCTTCCATGCCTGCTTCCTCGGCATCGGCTTCGGTAAGGAAACCGCCCTTGGATACCTGCTTGCGCTTGCCATCAACGATACCAGCTTCAAAAGAGTAGTACCATTTTTCTCCGCGTTTGCGGGTTCGGATTGTTGGTGATTTTTTCATGATGTGCCTCCTCGTTTTCAGAAGGCAAAACCGTGTTGTTGACAAGTGGATATATGATGAACGTCTGAGGGTGCAGCCCCAGACGGAACATCCAAAAATTTTTTGATTGTGGGACAAGGCTCGCGGAAAGCTATATTATGATTATAGGCTGTTCTCCACAAGCCGTCCGGTTTGTTGGTGTTACATGAGGAAGTCACTCGCTCTGGTGGGCGGGTGGCTTTTGCTATACGGAGAAAGTGAGGTTAACCATGAACGAGATTAAAATCTGGAATTTTGAAGACAGTGCTGTGCGCACATTGACCATCGGCAAAGAGGTATTCTTTGTGGGCAAGGATGTGGCTGAAATTCTCGGCTACACCAATCCGCGCAAAGCTATTGCTGACCATGTGGATGTTGAAGATAAGGGGGTAACGAAATGTGACACCCTTGGAGGTATGCAGGATTTGACCGTAATCAATGAAAGCGGTCTGTACAGTCTTATCCTTGGCAGTAAACTTCCTGCCGCCAAGCGTTTCAAACGCTGGGTGACTTCGGATGTATTGCCGTCCATCCACAAGCACGGCTTATATGCCATGGACGAAATACTGGAAAATCCCGATATTGCCATCAATGCCCTCATGGCACTTAAAGCCGAGAGGGAGAAGGCGAAAGCGCTGGAAAACACGGTGGCCGTTCAGAACCAGCAGATTGCGGAGCTTCGCCCCAAGGCAAGCTATTATGATGTTGTCTTGAACTGCAAAGACCTCGTTCCCATCAGCACCATTGCCAAGGATTATGGATGGAGCGCCAAGCATATGAACGCATATCTCCATGATCGTGGCATCCAGTACCGGCAGGGAGATATTTGGCTGCTGTATCAGAAATATGCCGAGCGTGGCTACACCAGCACCAAAACCCACACATATCCGGGCAACGATGGCGAAATCCATTCCAGGGTGCATACTTATTGGACACAACAAGGAAGACTATTTCTCTATGGCACATTGAAGGCAGATAATATCTTGCCAGTCATAGAGCGGGAAATCGCATGATACTAATCTCATTCAGATATTTTTGGTTGGAGTCACTCGCTGGCGGGCGGGTGACTTTTTTCGTTTACATAAGGTAATACCGCTCTCCACGATGTGAGGGCGGTATTTTTGGCGAAGCTATTTCAGATGATGAAAAGGCAATATAGTGGCTGGGCCGTTTGCGACTGCAGACGGCTCTTTTTTTATGCCTCGTTTTCGGAGTCGGAAAAGGAAGAGGCTTCGGCATCCTCCTCTTCGGCTGCCAGTCCTTCATCCACGAGATGATGATACTTGGCGGCTTTGGCTTCGGCCTGCCTGCCACGTTCCATGGCAGCGGCGATGTTTCGCAGGTAGCCCATGATATTGCCTCGTTCTGCTTCGGACAGGCTCAGCAGGTATTTTGCTACTTCCTGTTCCTGGGCAGTCAACTTGTATTCACGGGCGAACTCTGCAAATATGCCCGGCTCGCCAGATATAAACATTTCGCCTTCGCCATCCACCAGCCATTCACGCCGAACACGAAATTTTTGGCAGATAAGAGAGACGTTTTGTTCGGTGACTGTATTGCCTTCCTGCTCGATGTAACTAACACCACCTTGCTTTAGGCTGATGGCCTTTCCAAATTCGGCCTGGCTCAAACCTTTGGCTTTGCGAATAGCCTTGACTCTGGCGTTAATTGAAATTTTTTCCATAAAATTTTTCACCTCCTTATGGCTATTATATACTAGCGACTTGTAAAAAACAAGCAGAAAAGTATTGACATATACAAGTGACTAGTATAGAATAAAGAAAAATAACAAGTGACTTGTAAAAATACTAGTCACTTTTGCGTACTTGCCTTAACAGGCAAGTATAGCACTATTCTTAGAATAGTGGCGAAGCCGAGAGAGGGGGCGGGGGAGTGAAGCCGATTGAGGAACTGGATGAATACGAAGAACAGGTCATTGCATTTTTAGAAGCACAGGCTTTGACTTTGGGCGAAGCCTTGACTGTGCTGGGGCGTGCCAGGGAACATCTGAAAAATAAAGGACTTAACGCAATGCAAGAATTAAAACTTGAAAGCGTTAAGCCCTACGGGAAACTTAGATGAATCAGGGAGCGCCGTGACTGCTGTCGTAAATCTCATGAAGCTCTCCAATAATTAGATAGAGCTCATGCATTCGTTGCTTGTTGGATAAGGTCTTAAAGTCATCACGAGCAACAAGAATCTGCAAAGCCAAAGCACTTAAACTGTCACGCAAGGCAAGGCTTACAGATGGCAAAGAATGAGATTCGTCATCGTAGTCAATCATGGTAATCACCTCCTTCCAGTAAGGAGGTTCGACGGCGGGCGAATGAATCCTGCCGAATAGTGGCGATGCGGAAAGGAGGTGGCAAGTATGTATAAGAGTACGGAAGATGCTTTGATGGAAGCTTTGAAAAATGAGCGGGCTCGCAATCAGACGATGGAAATCATCAATCAGATCAGAGCGATGGGCGGAGTTCCTGTCATCCTGAGACTGGCAGGAGCAATCCTTTCCGTTCCACCGGCCAAGACGGAAACCGCATAAGGAGGTGAATCGGATGGATGAAGTTTTGCAAAAGCTCATTGCCGATGCCGTCAAGCAGGCCATCACGCCCCTCGTGCAGGAGGTGCATGAATTAAAAGCCCAGCTGGCGGCGGCAGACAAAGAAGAGCAGGCAGTAGACGACAGCATCCTCACAGTAGGGGAAGCAGCAGAGATACTGAAGTGCTCTAAAGCATCGATTGGCAAGTGGATGAACGAAGGGGATTTGAAATTCTTCACTCCCCCAGGACAATCAAAGAGAAAAACCAGGCGCAACTGGGTGGAGGAATTCATCCAGAAGCGCATGGCAATCTAAGCAAAAACAGGCAAAACCGTGGAAATATTCTGTTAATAGGTCGTGTGGCGACATGGAAAATGGCAATAAAAAAGCGCCCGTGGGTGCGGGCGCTAGGCTTGGGGCTAACGGAGAATTAACCTTAGCTATATTATACCACAGGCCATGCTGATAATCCATCAAGCAAATAAATATTGCCCAAAAAATGTGAAGCGGTGAAACACCGTTTGACACACTTGATTAAGGAATTAATAAACCGACAAAAAGAGTGCATGGATATGCATAAAATAAGGATTTCAAGGATAAGCAAGAGACGGAGAATTAGCTATGGCTTACATGGAGAAAAAGTGGGTATCTCACGACAAAAGATTCATCATAGTGGACAAGTACCACTCGCTGAGAGCTATGCCTAAGAAAGGAAAGCTGGTAAGAGAGAGAAGAAGCCCCAGAGTGGGACATACCACAGAGCAGCAGGAGAAGATAAACCTGAGACATAGGACAGATAAGCTGTGTAGGTTAATCATGGATAACTTCCAAGCTGGAGATTGGTGGGTGTCCTTCACACTGGCAGAGAAGGTGGAGCTGAAGAAGTTCAAGGCGGAATATGAGAAGATGATCCGCAGCCTGAGAACGTTCTACCAAAAACATGGGATGGATTTGAAGTATATAGCCGTCCATGAGAATTTGGCCGGGAGGGGGCGACTGCATGGACACATTCTTCTGCCGGCACTTCCAGGCGTACAGTTTGCGAAAATGAAGCAGGCGATGAATGCGGCATGGAAGTTAGGCAATACCTACTTCAAGCCATACGAGGGAACCACAATGGATGCTAGGCGTGTGGCGGCGTATATGACCAAGGAAGACGTCATAACCACCACGCTCAATGAGAAAATGCGCATCAAAAAAGAAGGTGGTGATGCCAAAGGGCTGGATGCAGATATCGAGGCTCAGCGTAGCCGCATCTGCACGAGCAAGAACCTCATCCGCACGAAACCGGAAAAGAAGCTGGTGCCCAGAGGAACGTTCCGAAAGGAAATCAAGGCACCCAAAGGCTACCATGTAGTGCTTCCATTGTCTTTCAAGGGAAAGACGGAAGATGATTTTGACTACCAACACGCCGTTTTTGAGCGTGATGGATAGAGAATAATCCACAAGGTTATCCACAAAAAAGGGGGCTGAATTGTGACTAAGTATTATTGCCGGGGAAACGTATGCAAGACTAAGAAAAATAAGCGGCAGATATGCTGCTATGACTGTCTCAATGCTTCATGGTGCAGTGATATGGGAGAATGGTCGCGGTGTATGCCGTGGACGTGTGGCAAGTCAGTCAAGGTAACAGATTATTATTTCCGGCGCTATGCAAAGTATGGAGCAGGAGAGCGGACTTTCCTCATCCGGAAATGCATCGGCAGAAAGCTGGAAGGAGAGAAGTGATTAGATGCAGTTCGGTATGAGCCGAAGCAATATAAGCAGGGTAAACAATAGCCAGGGGCGCATCATGGAAGACATGATCATGGGCGCGGCAAGGATGTATGAGCGGGATGGCAGATTGGTGCTCCACAAGGAGAGCGAGCCGTTCCGTGTAGTGAAGAATATCAACCGGGCAAGGGGAAGGGCAGAAGTCCAATTTACCGCCAAGGCACAGCCTGATTTCATTGGCTGCCTGAAAGGCGGGCGGATGATAGCCATTGAAGCCAAATACACCCAGAAAGAGCGAATCAAGCAGGATGCAGTGACCGAAACACAGGCCGCAATGCTCGAAAAATATCACAAGGCAGGGGCGGCATCATTCGTATGCTGTGGAATAGGCACAGGCTTTGATTTGCGCTATTTCCTTGTGCCTTGGGCCGTGTGGCGGGGCATGAAGGAAGCCTATGGCCATAAATACGCCACGGCGGATGAACTGGCCAGCTATGAAGTGAAGGCTGACATGGTTATCCACTTCATGGATTACCTGAGTCCGGAGACCAGCAGGAAGGAAAACAGCCCATTTAACCTGCTGACTATATAAACATGAACACCAACAACCTAAGGAGGAATAAGACGATGAAAGTTTTAACCATTGCAAATCTCAAAGGCGGCGTAGGCAAGACCATTACCACCATCAACACCAGCTATATCCTGACGACGGATTGCGGGAAACGGGTGCTGCTGGTAGACAATGACCAGCAGGGCAACTGCTCCCAGTTCTTCGGCGTGTACGGCTATGACAAGCCAAGTATGACCGATGTCATGAAACGCAGAGTGACGGCGGAAGAAGTCATTCTGCACACCGAATATGAGGGGCTGGATATCATCCCTGCCAATCTCTCCCTTGCGGAAGCAGAAAAGGCCGTGCTCATGGATAGCGTGACACCTCAGCAGGTACGGCTCAGAGAAGTCCTGAGACAGGTCAAGGATGATTATGATTATGTGCTGATAGATAATGCTCCAAGCCTGGGCATGTGCGTAATCAATTCACTTGCCACCAGCGATTATCTGATTATCCCGGCAAAGGTCGATAAGTTCACGTTTGATGGCATCGATTGCCTGCTGGATCAGATGAATACCGTCAAGGAATACTTCAATCCGCAGTTGCAGGTACTGGGTACGCTCATCACGAGTTATCGCCGCAATGATACCAATCAGCAGGGCGCTGAATGGCTGAAACAGGCCGAAAAGTACAAAGCCTTTGATACCTTCATCCGCTGGACGGATAAGGTAGATGAGTCCACCTTCACGGCTGAGCCGATTATGGTTCATTCTCCACGCTGTGGGGCGGCCAAGGACTACAAAGCATTTGTGGCAGAACTGCTGAAAATGGTGGAGGGATAAGCAATGGCAGGATTTAACCTGATGGGCCTGATGAACCAGGCAAGCAAAACGGCAGATGGAGCACCAAAATATGAGCTCAGAAAGCTAAATATCAATGAGCTCTATCCTGATCCGGAAAATCAGAAGGTGTACAGTGTCGAGAACATTGAAGAACTGGCTGACGCTATCGAGATTGCGGGCGGTGTGCTCCACAATCTCGTGGTGCGGGCGGCTGACGAGACAGGCAAGTACATGATCATCAGCGGGGAACGCCGCTGGACGGCCTGCAAACTGCTAGTGAACGAAAAACGCATGCAGCAGTTCGCTGAGGTCAACTGCCTTATCGAGAATGAGCACGATGAAGATATGCTGGACTTGCTCCTGATGCTGACCAATAGCACGGCACGCCAGCTATCCGATGCTGAGAAGATGCGGCAGGCGGAACGCATGACAGACATCCTCAATCGTATGAAAGAGCAGAACGGACTGGAAGGCCGTGTGCGGGACATCGTAGGAAAGATGCTCCAGATGTCTTCAGGCAAGCTGGCAAGATATCACGCCATAGCCAAGAACCTGCAGAATGAGGATTTAAAGCAGGCGTTCCAGGATGGCCGTCTCAAAGTTACAGTGGCCTATGAAGCCAGCCAGCTATCCGAGGAAGGCCAACAGAAAGTGGCTGACCAGCTCAATGCTGAGGGCGGCATATCCCTGAACCATGTGACCATCGTCAAACATGAAGAAAGGGAAGACGAACCGGGATGGGCGGAACGCATGGAAAAGATTGAAGCCCATCGCCAGCAGGACGCACTGAATAAGATTTGGCAGAAAGCTGAAAAATACGGCTATGATGCGCTGACGCCATGCGAAAACTGCCATCTGGCCACGGCCTGCATGAAATGCTGTGAGTCCTGCCGGGAAGTCAATGAGGAATGTGGCGTGGCTCAAGGGTGCCATCGTAAGCTGGCAGCTAATTATGGAAAATGGGAACTGGTAGAGACCGAAGAGAACGGAGACGAAACATACAAGACTGGCAGGGGCGGTTACAAAAGCTATCTGAATTTCGTTGTGACGGCCACTGTGAGCAAAGATATGGCTGGAAGGTATTGTGGTACCTATTGTGTGGAACAACAGGGCAGAGAGAGGAAATGGGAATATCTCAGCGGTACTTACGATACCAAAGACGATGTCTTGCGGGCGGCGGCCATGGAAGTGGCCAAGACGGGCACGTCTAAAGCTATCCCGCTAAAGGATAACGGCTATATCGATGAAATCCCGGTGGCGGCAGTCGCTGCAGATGAGGAAATGCGGGAACGCCAGCGGGAAGAAGCTGCCAGGCAGAAGGAAGCGGATCAGGCAGAAAATGACCTGCAGCTGGAAGCCGCCGAAGAAATGCGCAGCATGTATGAAGCCTGGCTAGAAAAGCTGGAAACCATGGAAGGACCAAAGCGGGCTATCCTGCAGGCAAGAACCAAGAGAGAAATCAAGCGCCTGAGCGATGAAATCACATGGCGCAAGAGCAGAACCTTTAACTAATCCAAAAATCCAAAATTCAGAGTGAGCCGCTCTTAAGCGGGCGGCTATAGGGGGAATCAAATTGAATAGCTATCTTTCCAAGGCTGAGAAGGCCAACATGACAAGACTCATGCTGCTGGTGGAGCTGATGGGGCGCGTCGTGGAAGACTATGAAAAGGTCGGCAATGCAGATGCAGAATTCATGCGTAGCTTGCGCACTTGCAAGACGTGGGGCTATAAAGCCATCAAGCGCCGTTATGATTTTCTGGAAGAAGATGCTGCCAAGGACTTCACTCGCCACTTATCCCACATGGATATCATATTCATCCCGAATGATAAGGCCGCAAAATACTATGAGCGCGTCAAGACGATGAGCAGCAGCCTTTGCCTCACTGGCGAAGACTTCGAAAAGCTTTATTCCGGTTTTATCCCGAAGACCTGCGGGAAGTGCCATAAGAAAGCATGGAAGAAATGCCTGATCCGTGAAGTGTTTCGCAAATACGGAGTGGAAACCGTCAACAACAACGCCAAGAATTGCCCATACAGCTATCTGGAAGCGGGCATCAATTTGGAAGCCTGGGCAAAGGCGTGGGCTGAAGAAAATGGCCTGAAATATGACAAGGAAAACATGTGGGAGTCAGATGGGGAGGTACATGAAGATGTCGAAGAGCAGGAAACGCAAAACGCTGGCTGATCTATTCGCCAGGGAAGCTGAGTTGCTGGCTATGATGAACGGAACCGGACAACGGCCACGATATCTGAAACGCCAGCTGAAGTCCATCCGTATCAAAATCAGAAGGAGCATACAAGAAGATGAAAAAAATCGTGGAATTAGGAGACATGTCAACGTTTATGAATATCAAGCCTGTGGTTCCGTATAAAACCACGTGATGAAGTCAATCATCCGGCACATTACCAGACGCCGGGCGGCATCAATTCGCTGAAAAAGGCCGCATGGTATCTGACAGAGCTCATCAAAACGGAAAAGGCAAGGGGGCAGCAGAATGGAGAATGAAACCTACACGAGAACGAAAATCTGCGAATTGTGCGGAGAGGAATTCACGATAACGCAGAAGTTCAGCCGGGCAAAGCGTTGCCCGAAATGTGCCATCGTCATCCGCAATGGCAGAATAGAAGCCTACAAGGAGAAAAAAAGAATTCATAAGAAACATGTCGGCGTGTCCAAGTTGGACACGTTGGCCAGAGAAGCCAAAAGTTATGGCATGAGTTATGGCCAGTACGTCGCGCTGAAGCGGGCGGGCTACAAAATCAGACCGGTGGTAAAGGATAACGGCGTAAACCTTGCCTGGAAAGCATGGAAAGATGAGATATATGGCATCGTGGAAGCCTGCAAAGCGAGGGCGGAACGTCATGCGTAATAAACCGTGGACAAAGGAAGAGGAAGAATTGCTGGAAGACCTGTATGGGCGGGTGTCAATCCCTGGGATTGCCAAAAGGTTGGGCAGGTCGGTAGGCGCGATAAATGTAAGGAAAGCCAGATTAGGGCTGGGCGCGTTCCTCGATAATGGCGATTACATCACACTGGCGCAGCTCCTGCGGGCCGTGAAGGGCAGGGAGTCAGTGGACGGCTATGCAAATATCAGCTGGATAAAGAACCGTGGCCTGCCGGTGCATTACAAACGAGTCGGCCAGTGTTCCTTCAAAGTTGTGAAGCTGGCAGATTTTTGGAAGTGGGCGGAAGCCAACAAAGCATTTCTAGATTTTTCCAAAATGCCAGAGCGGATATTAGGGAAAGAACCTGCCTGGGTAAAGGCGAAGCGGCGGGCGGATGTGCAGAACAACAGCATCCGCAAGCTGACGCCATGGACAAAGGAAGAAGATGCCAGACTGAAAAGCTACATCGAGGAAGGCCAAAAGACAGGCGCTCAGATAGCTAACCTGCTGAACCGCACCTATGGAGCGGTAATCAGAAGGTGCAGGGATTTAGGTATAGCTAATCCGAAGCGCATCAAGCCGCATGATCATAGCTGGACAGCCGAAGAGATGCAAAAGGTGTTCGATGGGGTGCTGAAGGCAATACCATACCCGGTATTGGCCAAAGAAACAGGGTTATCCGAGAAAGCAATCCGCGGATTGATGTATCGGACATATAAGACTGAGAACCAGGACAAGATTAGAGCTATCGCCAAGAAGGAGGCTGGAAAAAGTGAGTAAGATACCGGAAATTGCAGAGATGTTTGGGAAAGAGGTCGGGGAGGTCTTCAAGATCCGTCTCAAGACCGGGGCAATCTGCGAAGCGAAATTCTCCACGAGCAAGGGCCTGTTATATCAGGACAGATTAGGCAGCTGGTCATGGGCAAGACTGGTACTGAATGATTTACTAACGGGCGAGGCAGAGATTATTGAAAAGGTGGCGTAAACATGAGTGGTGTATGTGAAGCAATAACAGCAGGTATCTATGTTATGGGAGACTATGGCGGGATTGCAATCCACTTCAAGCCTGGCGAAAAGTGGGACTTCCAGCAGGACGAAGAACATGAAGACAGACTGGTAGCCTATAAGAACGATGAAATGTCCATCAGCCTGACCGTGCAGAAATTCTATGAGGTTTTCAAGGTAAAGGAGCGCAAAATTGATTAAAGGCAGCAGAAATACCCATAAGCACACGAGAATTTCCCTGACGTGGGGCGAAGAGTACAGCTATTATGAGCGGTACATGCAGCTGAAAAAAGCCCATGATCTCATGGTCAAGCACCATCCGCATAGAAGCAGGAGGCAGGCAGATGTTTGAATTTGATATAAAAGCGTTGCTATGGCTGGCCATCGGGGCGGGCGGCACGCTGATGGCACTGCTGATGTTGAGTCTTTGTTCTGTGGCCGGGAAATGCTCCCGGCTGGAAGAACAGGCAGAAAATCAGCTGAGAGTAAAGAACTGGAACAAAACGCCGGAACGGCTGGCAATGACGGAAAGGAAACGGATGCGCTAGCACCGGCAACGGCAGGCACGGCGGCGGGCGGATTTGGTCAGCCAGTGCCGGATGAAGAAATCCCATTCTAGGGGGCAAGATTATGAATGAGACAGAAAAAGAGTTGCGGAAGCTACTGGATAATATGACCGAAATCCAATGGCGGGTATTACGCCGGGCTAAACGGGGCGATGCTCAAATCATGGCACTGCTGATGCTGGTCGGCAGGCAGAGAGGGTGGGTGCATGATGGCGTATAAGCAGGCAAGGTACATGCACATACCAGAGTCCATGGCCAAGGGTATCCGCAAGTGTCACATGGAAAGCTGTGAGCGGATAGAACGGGGCGAAGAAAAGCCGTCCAAGCTGGCCAACATAACCATGAAGACCAAACATCCTACACGCTATCATCGTGGCATATGCTCCATCTGTGGAGAGTGGTGTGAGATGATAACCAAGGAACATGCACATCGGCATGGCTTTGAAAGTGCAGATGCCATGGCCAGAGCAGGGGTTGTGAAGTAATCGTTAAAATTGAGAGGTCAATCGTTCGAGAATCGTTCGAAATCGTTAGAAAAACGCCGCGAAGCCAGTATTTATGCGGGTGAAATCGTTTGAGAGGTATTCGAACGATTCTGCGAGGTTGGCGGGGATGGAGGAATAGAGATGATTAAAAAGAGTTGCAGAAGGTGCTATGCAGCAATCACAAACGCGGGGCATCCGATGTATGGAGACCCTCATGATTGCACTTTGGGATGTAAAACCGATGGGCATGGACATCCCAAAGAGGAATGCCCCAAACCGAAATCATGGAAACAACTGGAGCGAGCAAAGAGAATAGAAAAGGAGAGGGCTTAAATAATGGACGAGAAGAAAAATCAGGAATTTCCACAGGACAGCGAAAACAATGAATACCGCTATATATCTGCAGCATGGCTGGATGAAATAGCCGTAGGGCTGACGGCTGGGGCTGTGAAGCACCCAGGGGAGACATGGCGGACAATACCCACGGACGAACATCTGGCCAGAGCAATGCGCCACATCAATCTTTATCGCAAGGGTGATAGAAGTGAGCCGCATCTGATTAACGCCAGCATGCGGATGATGATGGCGTTCTGTACAAGCAGGAACGAATATGGAGAAGGAGATTAAGAATACAACGCCGGAAATTGAGCGTTGCGATTTTTGTGGTCAGTTAGTATTTACCGCTGTTGCCTGTCCTTGGACGGGCAGCGCGGTTCACATGTCGCATTGTCCGGAATGCAAATATTTTGAGCCGATGTTTTGGCATTGTCTGTACAGGAAAAATGATGAAAGGAGATAAACCGATGGAAGGTTGTATTTTTGTTCTGATTGGCGTGCTGTTGGGCTATTTATTATACAGAAGCTAGTATTGATATGGCGAGGAATAAAGTCGGGGAAATCAGGTGACATTAATCTCTACGAAGCCAGTAAATATGCGGGCTCAATCGTTTGAGAGGTATTCGAACGATTTGCGAGGTTAGGGAGGAGGGCTGACGATGGAAATGTTTGAACATCCGGTGCTGACAGGGATATTGTCCTGCCTGCCGGCGTGCCTGATACTGTTTATATGGGCAAGATGGAGTAAATAAGGCATTGGAGGGAATATGATTATGCTTACAACCAGGGGAAAATATGATAATAAAAAAGAACGTTTATTATACATGATTTATTGCAACGTTGGCATGACGCCGGGGCCTTTAGAGCTGAAAGCATGCTTAGGAGCATTTTCTGATAAGTTAATTGATAAACTGAATAAGTCTGAAGAAGGCATGGATGATAGTAAGCGGGCGGAGATGCAAAAACTTAATTCGAAAATAAAATCGATGCAAGATATTATTAGATGGATTGATAGCCGTGACAATCGTGAACTTAATGAGGGTATCATGTTAAATGAAACCGAAGCCAAATTTGTCGCGGATATGTTGAGGGAATATCTTAAATTATTAAATGACCATTATTGGCAGGAAATTTTAGATGCATTTGGACGTCTAGAAGCCAAAGAACGTCTTAGAAAGCAGGTTCGTGCTGATGTCATGGGAAGCTTTCGTATAATGGAGTAAATAAGGCATTGGAGGGAATACCACGATGACCATAGATGAAGCTATTGCCTATTGCCATAATATTGGCATCATGGGTAAAACGCCAGCCGCAAGAAAGCACCGGCAACTGGAACAGATGCTCAAAGAGTATAAGGAAATCAGGCGTTTCAGTAATTGGCTGGTGGAGCGATGTTCTGAGCTGGAGAAGAAATGCCATGAAAAAGCTGGAACCGTGTGATATATGTGGCGGGCGGATGCGTATCATCCATAAAGTGTTTTGGTGGATCGAGTGCCAGGAATGCGGGCGGAAAACAATCTGTGCGCCGCCGAATACAGATGCCCGTATGGCCTGCATCGAGCGATGGAACAACTTGGAGCGTGATGAAAAGTGAAGAAAAGTGCAGCAACGAAAATACGGATAATGATGCGGCCACAAGCAAGGGAGCTTTGTAATAGAAGTACCAGCGCGGGGCGGGATGCATTCAGAAATATGCTGAGAGGTATCGTGATGCCGGAAAACCTGACGCATATCGTGACTGAGAAGAGGGCAGGGGGCAAAAGTAATGTATAAGCTGTGTAAACATCTGCTTTATGCCATAGTGTTGATACTGTGCATCATATCTGAGGATATCTGGAATAAGTTGAACTGTATTGCGATATTTTTGTATCTGAAAGTATCGCTTACGGATGGGGATGACTGGAATTGAGCATAGACAAAGCGATTGAACACGGCAAAGAGCATCGAAAGCCGTATCACGGGGCAAAAGCCATAGACAAGACATGCAGGAACCATGGCGGGTGCCCTCGTTGCGAATGCGGGCGGCTGCATAAGTTCCTGCGCCAGATGCCGGCTGAAGATGTTGGGGCAGTACAGGATTTGGAGTCGTTCAAAGAGAGGTACAAAGATGGGCGATAAGGAAGATAAGAGAGCTGCTTTTCAAATTGCTCATATGGTTAATACTAAATACTGTGAGTTATGCCCTGTGTCAGATGGCTGCAAGTTGAGTTTTTACAAGGATGGAGAGCTGTGTTGGCATAGGTTTCATGAGTGGTACAGGAGTGTAAGCCATGATAAACAGAAACTGGAAACCGGATCATAAAATAACAGAGATTGAGTACATCGAATTATAGGTAAGTTGGGAGGTTTGACATTGACTAAATTACAGATGAAGATTTATAAGGCAAAACAGTATCGCCTGAAGATGATGTGCATTCGGCATTTCGAGAAACCGCAGTATGCAAGAGAGTAACAGATGCGGCGGGCGGTCATAATGATGATGGGAGGGCTCAGGAAGTCACTGGACTGGGAACCTGAGAGAAACTACAATAAATTGAACGGCGACAAAAGGATGAGAAGGTAAATAATGATTAGAAGGTACCATAATAAAGCCGCTATTCGAATTCAGCGCCAGCTATTCGATGAATGGCGTAGATATAGAGGTGATAGCCGCCATAGACACAGACGGCAGTTTGCGAGGGCTTATCTGATTACATATGATTTCATGATTGGTGGAGGCTGTTAATGGAAAAAGAAGAAATGCAGAAAATCGTTGATGATTTGGTGCAGTTGTCGGAAAGGAAAAATCTGAACAGGCAGCTTAAAGAGTCGGCAGGCAAGGCGGCTGAATACCTAAGTGACATTATCAATGGCAGATTGGCAGTGATGGATTGGCTGGAGAATGCAGAACTGAAGACATGCCCGCCTGAGCCTGCACCACCTGCTGACAGTGCGCAGGTGGTGCTGACCATTCCAAATTTGCCGAAAGAAACTGTCATCATGGATAAGTACAGTGCGGAAAAGTTGGCGGCGGCATTTCGTCAGCGAAACCGTCCGATATTTGCCTGCAACCTGCCTGCGGGCGGACTGTGGGAAATTGATTTGCAGAAGGTGGCCATCATTGCCAGCAATGGCCTGGAACTGCCTGAAAGCCAAGAAGAGCCACAACCACAAGAGAGAAATAAAAGGTCAGTTCCTTCATATAAGAATAGAAGCAGAGAAAATGGCTGGCGCCGTGGAAATGTGACTTGCCATAACTGCGGGGCTGATTATGAGACAGATATAAATGAGAAATGGTCATTCGTAAGGTGCAAATATTGCCATGAAACAAATACCACTGTTACCTACGATGATGATTAAATATGCAAATTTTAGATTGGATTGTTCGACAGATGCACAATATAATAGTAAAATTATTACCAAGGAGGTGGCTGAGACGTATTCAGCCACCAAAACACATTAAGGCCAGGAAACGCCGTAAGCGTGATGCGGCAGATAGAGACCGCAGGCGCGGGCGGCAATGATACCGAACGGCACATGGAGAACAGCCTAATTTTTCAGTGAGCGTATCGGAGGAAAAACCAATGGCATTATCGGAGAAAGACTTGCAGCAGATTGTAAAGACCATCGAAAGCGTTGGTCGAAAAATGATGACCGCTGGAAAGCAGTCAACCAAAAACGCATATCAGGCAACTGAACGAAGACTGCGTGCTTATCCGGCATTAAAAGCAAATATCAAGCGCTATGAAGATGACATCAAGGATATTGCACATGAGGACATGGGCAAGTCGGCGGACATCGTTATGTTTCAGAGTCATAGCGGGAAACCCCCGGAGCGTGATCTGGAAGAACTCCGGCAGGAGAAAATATTTTTATTAACAGAGCGCCTGCATCGCGACACCAAGGAGGTGCAGGAAATCGAAGTGGCCCTGGACTTTATAAAAGACCAGGAATATTTCCGGATTATTCCGCTGGTCTACTTCGAGGGCAGGAGTCAAAAAGAAATCGAAAAAGAATTGCATTGCGAGAGAAGTACAATCTGGCGAAACCGCAAAGCGCTGGTGGGCAAGATGAGCATTGTGCTCTATGGCGCAGATGCAATCTAACGCAATCGGATGCAGTGGTGCTGGCTGGCCAAGGAAGGCTGGCTGAAACATGGCCGCGAAAAAAAGATGCAACACATTCGTGAAACAAAGTATGATATACTAGCAAGTGGAAGAAGTGTAGCTAATCAGAGGCACTGATTCCACCCCTGGATTTTGGATAGAGAGAAGAGGGCACTGGCTTTGGCCGGTGCCCTCTTTGTTGTGCAGCAAGGTGGTGATATGCTTGATAGTCTACTGCGACAATGCAGGTTGTGAGTATAACGAGAGTCAGATGTGCACGAGGCATGAGGTCTACTATGTGCAGCGACGGTGTAGGTCGTCACGCAAGGCGACAGCCAAGCGGGCGGCTGAGCTGATGCGCTCGTCTTATCGGTCTGGATGCCGTAAGCGAGGCGGCAAGCATGTCACGGAAGATATACGCCCGGTGCCGTGAGGCGTCGAGTAGGTTCTTCCAGCCCCAGGGAAAAGCCGCGCGTCCCCCGGCGCCCGGAATTTGCCTGCACATAAATTTTTTTTATGGCTAAGTAAGTAAACGAAAGTCTACTGGCTGAAAACAATACTTATCTAACGCCCAAAAATTTGGTACGTCAAAAATTGCTCGGAAATGTTTAGCTATCCGGCAGAAAGGAGGGGTTACATGAAAGTGGCAGGAGATCCACGGAAAATCACGGTGTCACAGTCGAATTTTGCCAAGGCAATCGGGGTAACGACGGGGCGCGTGAGCCAGTTAATCAAAGAGGGTGTGGTTGTTCGTGACGATAAAGATGCCCGTGGCGGTGTGTTCTTGCTGGAAAGCGCCAGAAACTATGACCGGCTGAAGGGCGTGACGACTCAAGGCGATGGCGAAAACAGTCTTGACCTCATGGAAGAAAAAGCCCGCCATGAGCGTGTGAAGCGCGAACTGGCAGAATTAAAGCTGGCCAAGGCTGAGGCTAGGGTGTATGATGCCCGTACCGTGGAAATGGTTATGACAGAAATGCTGTCAAACCTGCGGACGCAGTTGCTAGGACTGCCGTCCAAGATGGCCCCTCAGCTGGAAGGCAAGGAAAAGGGCGAGATTTACGGCATCATGACCGGGGAAATCGAAGATAAGCTGAGCGAGCTGAGCGAATACACGCCGGAACTCTTCACCAATGAGGAAATCGAAGAGGAGGTGGCTGCCGATGAAGCGGCCGATTGACCTCTGGCGGTATGTTTCGCGGAAAGGGCTGAAACCACTGCCGAAAACATCGGTCAGCCAGTGGGCGGATGATTACCGCATCCTGTCCAACAACTCAGCAGAGCCCGGACGCTGGAAAACCAGTCGCGCCCCTTACCAAAAAGACATCATGGACGCCTTCACACAGACAGGAGTCAGCCGTGTGGTGGTCATGAGTAGTTCGCAGGTCGGAAAATCTGACTTGATGAACAACATCATTGGCCGCTTTGCGCATCTTGATCCGTGCACAATCATGATGATTCAGCCCACGATAGACATGGCCATAGACTTTTCCAAGAGCCGTATCGCCCCCATGCTGAGAGATACGACAGTCCTGACGAACCTGTTTTATACCGTCAAGGACAAAGAAGCGAAGCCAGGGAAGCAGAACGATGGCAATAACACCATCTTGTCCAAGATATTCCCTGGTGGCCGCCTGATCATGTGCGGGGCGAACTCCCCAGCAGGGCTGGCCAGCCGTCCAGTACGAATTCTGCTGGCGGATGAGGTTGACCGATTTCCAGATTCGGCAGGCGGCGAGGGCGATCCGGTAGATTTGGCTGCAAAACGTATGACAACATTTTGGAACCGAGTCATGGGGTTGTTTTCTACGCCAACCAACGAGGGTGCCAGCCGCATCGAGAAGGAGTATCTGGCTGGAACACAGGAGGAATGGCAGTATGAGTGCCCAAACTGTGGCGAGTACCACACTTTGCGCTATATCGACATGAAAGCCGATTATACTGAGCACAAGGACAGCCAAGGCCGGCTGATGGTAGTTGTCAGCGGTGTGCAGTGGGTATGTCCGGATTGTGGCCATACATTCCAGGAGCGGGAAATCAAGAACTCTCCAGCAAAATACACGGCAATGAACCCGGAAGCTATCAAGAATGGCATCCGGTCTTTTTTCGTGAATTCCTTTTCCAGTCCATGGCTGTCATGGGCAGAAATCATGCGGGAATGGCTGGAAGCAAAAGGCGATCCGACACGAGAGCAGGTTGTCGTAAATACCCGCTTCGGCGAACCATACCGCCAGCGCGGTGCCTTCGAAGACGAAATGCAGTTTGTGCGACGGCGGGAACAGTATGGAGCTGACCTGCCGAATGGCGTTCTGATGCTCACAGCAGCAGTCGATACGCAGGATAACCGCCTTGAGTATGAGATTTGCGGGTGGGGCATGGCAGAAGAGTGCTGGGGAATAAGCAAAGGCGAAATCTTCGGCACGCCGGACAAGGCTGCCACATGGAAGGCACTGGATGCAGTGCTTGACCGCACCTATTACCTGCCAGATGGCACGGGGCTGCAGGTCGTGCGCACGTTCATCGACTCAGGCGGCCATTATACCACGCAAGTATATGCCTACTGCACAAAGAACTGGAATAAGCAGCGTGTCCCGATAAAAGGACAGGCTGGCCCAGGTCTGCAGTTGCTTCACAAGCTGACACATGGCAAGAAAATGCCAATCCCGCTGCAGATGTTGGGTGTAGACGAGGGAAAGCAGCAGGTTATGAACCGCCTTTCTATCAAGGAGCCCGGTGAGCAGTATTTCCATTTCCCGCTGGATGGAGATAAGGGCATGGAAGTGCGAGGCTATGATCAGATTTACTTCAAGGGCCTTATCTCTGAGCAGAAAAAGCGCGTCAAGAAGGGCGGCATCGTAACAACCACATGGGAACCGGTAAAGGGCGTGCGAAATGAGCCGCTGGATTTACGGGTGTATAACATAGCCTGCATGCAGTCTATCCGTCCAGATTGGGCGAGACTGCATGAAATGATAACGGGAAAACCGCAACCTGCTGCGGATTTAGCCCCGGCAGAGAAGAAAACGGCAGAACCACTGCGAGTGAAGCAGAGTCGCCGTCGTTCTTCCCGCCAGTCCAACATTTGGTAATGCTTGTGTCCAAGTTGGACACGCTGTGAGGTGATGAAATGGCAAATGCGATACAGAATGAGCGCCTGAAGATGTATCTGGAAGCTGAGCGGGCAGTTTTGACCGGTCAATCCTATACAATCGGCAATATGACGCTGACAAGGGCGAATTTGTCCTCGATACGAGCGGCTATTGACAGCCTGATAGCGGGCGGCGCTGTTCTCGATGAAAATGCCCCGGTGGGGCGTGGAATGAGCAAAAGAGTGGTATTCGTAGATGGGAGGTGAGTAAATGAGCCGAAAAAAGCGGAAAATCAATAGCCGGGAAAGACCAGCCATAAAAAATACAGGTTATTCCGAGGGTGGTGCATCCCATAAGTCCAACATCCTGAAGAGCTGGAACCCGGTCAAATCGTCTTCAAAGTCAGATATTGACTGGAACGCCAACACACTGCGGAACAGGGCGGCAGATTTGGCCATTAACACGCCTGTCGGCGCGGCGGCGCTGAATACCAGTGTAACGCATGCCGTAGGCACGGGGTTGACGTTGTTTCCTAGACCAAAATTCAGCGAACTGGGCATGACCGTAGAAGAGTCCCGCAAGTGGATAAAGAAAACCCGGTCAGAATTCGAGATGTGGGCGGAGTCTAAACGTTGCGACATATACCGCCGCAATAACTTCTATGACCTGCAGCACATCGCATATCTGTCATACATGACGGATGGCGATGCTTTTGCATTGTTCCGGCGAAAATTGCCGGATGCAGTCAATCCGTACTCCCTGCGCATCCAACTCCTTGAAGCGAACCGGGTAAGCAACCCGCTGAGCAACGGATTTACCACGGTATCCACCATCGAGATGAACGCCCCGACGCCGGGCAATCGCATTATTTCCGGTGTAGAAGTGGACAAGGATGGGGCCATCGAAGCCTATTGGGTATCGAATAAGGTGCCCTATGATCGTGTAGACCTGACTGGCGTCACGGAATGGCAGCGGGTTAAGGCGTTCGGGAACAAGACTGGCCTGCCGAATATCTTGCAAATCTGCCATGATGTGCGTGCTGACCAATACAGAGGTGTGCCTTATCTGGCCCCAGTATTGGAAACGCTGAAACAGACCAGCCGATATACCACGGCAGAACTGGCCAGCGCCATCGTCAAATCGTTTTTCTCGCTGTTCTTCACGGGAACGGCACCAGGAGGCGAGGGGTTGAATAGTTTCATGCCGCCTCGTGGTGGATTTGAGGGCGATCCTAATGAACCGGTTGTGAATGTGAACGAATACGCATTAGGCCCTGGTACACTCAATGCTTTGCCGCAGGGTGTAGACGTCAAGGCCATGGATGCCAGCAATGCGCAGAGCACCTTCGGTGTATTCGTGCAGGAATTGGTCAAACAGACCGGGGCGGCGCTGGGGCAGCCCTATGAAGTGCTCATGAAGCACTTTACTTCCAGCTATTCAGCCAGCCGTGCAGCATTGCTGCAGGCATGGGATGAATATAAGCAGCGGCGCGTCTGGTTCGCTCGCGATTTTTGTCAGCCTGTATATGAGGTATGGTTAGCCGAGGCAGTGGCATTAGGCCGCATTGATTGCCCCGGCTTTTTTGACGATCCAGCTATTCGGAAAGCATGGTGTAATGCGGAATGGTTTGGGCCGACAATGAGCATACTTGATCCTGTGAAAGACGTGAACGGCTCAATCCTGCGTGTCCAGTGTGGTCTGAGCACTGGCGAACGAGAAGCAGCAGAAATGACCGGCAGCGATTTCGAAGAGAATATGCAGCAGCTGGCATATGAAAAAGAGCTGCGGGAAAGACTGGGCCTTCCGACTGCGGATGATACCAAGGGAGGAGGTGATAAGGATGAGCAAAAAAACGATGACGACACCGACAATGACGACGACGTTTTGGAAGGTGACAAACAAGGCGGAGGAGGAAACCGCCGAGCTCCTGATTTACGGAGAGATCGTATCTGAGCAGTGGTTCGAGGATGAAACCGCCCCAAAGCAGTTCGCTGAGAGCTTGGCTGCACTCAATGGCAAGCCTTTGACATTGCGGATTAATAGCCCCGGTGGCGATGTGTTCGCAGCACAGGCCATCTACAACCTGCTGCGGGACTATCCTGGAGCAGTGACGGCCAAGATTGACGGCCTTAGCGCCAGTGCCGCAACGCTCATTACCTGTGCGGGCGACACGGTTATTATGCCGTCTAATGCCTTGTTCATGATACATAATCCGCTGACTATTGCCTGGGGCAATGCCGAAGAGATGCGCAAGACGGCTGACAAGCTGGATACAGTTCGTGACAGCATCGTGAATGTCTATCTGAAGCGCGTGGGCGGCAAGACTAAAGCGGACGATATCAAAGCTATGATGGATGCAGAAACCTGGCTCACAGCTCAGGAAGCGCTTGATTATGGCTTTGTGGACAGCATCGACAACGAAACGCCCATTGAGGATAGCATCAAAGGCAATATGCTGATCATGAACAATGTGGCGTGCGATCTAGTGAAATTCAAACACGGTGACAAGGTGCGGGATATTTTGAACCAGCGGCAGACACCGACAAATTCCCCTGCCATAAAGCCGAAAGAAGGAGGAAACAAGACTATGGAAAACCAGGAAAAAACCAACACCCTCTTGCAGAAAATCGCTGACAAGCTGGGTATCAGTGAAAAGCCGGAACCGACGGCAGGCAATCAGAGCATCGAGGATGCAGTAAAGGCAGAGCGTAACCGCATCTGCAATCTGGAGTCCATGTTGACCGGCGATAAGGTCATTGATGGCATCATCAATACGGCAAAATCCAACGGCCAGACGGCTGAGGATATCAAGCCTTATATTGATGCAGTCACCAACGCTCGTAAGGAAGAGCCGAAAGATGGCGCTGCAGAGGCTATCAAGGACATCATCACGGACAATATGCAGTCTGGCGCTGAGGGTGTTGCCGCTGGCGCTCCCCCGGTGGATAAGAAACAGGCTGCCATTGACGAAATCGTGAACATTGCCAACGGCAAGTGAGAAGGAGGCTAAAGATTATGGCTAGTTTAGAAACCATGACCGGTGTAACCTATGATGAACTCATCGCCGGCCCCGAAGTCGCAACGATGACCAAGAATGTGACCTTCAAGAGTGGTACCAATGTCAAGCGCGGCGCTCTTTTGAGCATTGACGCAGGTACAGGCAAGGTTATCGCCACGCCGGCAGCTATTGCGGCCGTGGAAGCAGATGCAGAGCACAATATCGAAGCACAGGACGCTGTACCTGCTGGTGTGGCTGTATACATTGCCAAAGAAGATGTGGATGCCAGCGCAGCAGATGCGGTAGGCACGGTTTACACGCGTGGATTTTTCAATCGCGAAAAGCTCATTGCCAGCACAGGCGATACAGTTACGGGGCATGAAGAAGAACTGCGCGGCGTTGGTATCGTGCTGTCCAGCTTGAAGTAAGAGAAGGAGGCTAAAATATTATGGCTATTGAACTGAAAGACACTGTAAGTCTCATGCAGGCTATGGAGCGCTTCAAGGCTCCTGCCACGACGCTCGTGGATACCTTTTTTCCCAATATCCCCACACCCGCCGTGACGTCTAAAATCATGGTGGAATACCGCAAGGGCGGCCGTCGTCTGGCACCGTTCGTTGTTGACGGCGAAGTAAAGGGCGTAAATGTCAGCCGTGAAGGCTCTCACGTCAACATCTATGAGCCGCCGATGGTAGCTCCCCGCCGCACGGTAAACCCTGCTGACATTGAACAGCGCGGCTTTGGTGAAACCATCTACACCAGCAAAACGGCTGCTCAGCGGGCGGCTGAGATTCAGGCAGCAGACCTGAAAGAACTGCAGGCTATGATTCTGAATCGCAAGAACCAGATGGCTGCCGAAATCCTTACCACGGGTGCATATACCATCAAGGGATATGCGGATGATGGTGTAACGCCGAAACAGGCCACCATCTCCTTCGACTGGAACCAGACCATTACGCCGCACACCGATTGGGACCAGGCAAACGCTGATATCTACAACGATATCAAGAACGCATCCGAGCAGATTCAGGAAAGCGCTGGCGTTGTTCCGACGGTCATGATTTGCGGCAAGAACATCGCAGATTATCTCATGAACAACACGGCCATCATGAAGTGGTTGGCTATCCCGAATAACAACAACCTGTCCCTTATGAGCATCCAGCCTCGTATTGTCTCCCCACAGGTTATGCGCATCGGTATGATCCATAGCTTGAATTTGGAAGTGTTCTCCTACATGGAGACTTACACGGCTGATGATGGCAGCGTTAAGCCGTTCCTTGGCGATAATGACGTTATCATCGGTATTCCGGGGCGTGGCCGCCAGCTCCACGGCGCCGTAAACCTCATCAACGATGCTGAGGATGACTTCGAGACCTATTCCGGTCTGTATGTACCAAAATATGCCGCATCCAAGGCCAGCAACACCATGAGCTTGACGGTTTACAGCCGCTTCCTGCTCGCACCGGAATTCACGGACGATTGGGCTTATATCAAAGCGAAAGCGTGATGGATATGAAGATTTTAGTGACGAAAGGCATGATTAGCTATAACAGGAAACTGCACAAAGTTAATCAGATCGTGGAAGTGGATGAGGCGGCAGGCCGTCGCTTCATCCGTTTGGGCGTGGCCACACTCCTGGAAGAGACTGTGGCAGATGCGCCTGCCGCTGGTACTGATGAGCCAGTAACTCCCGAACAGCAGCCGGAAGATGCTGAGCAGGCTGCAGATGAAGCGGAAGAGGAAGAGACTGTGGCGGATTTGCCGACGGTTGATCCTGCTGCAGGCGTAAAGAAGGCCAGCGGAAAGAAGAAGGCGGCAAAATGAGCGCCTTCAGGGATATGCTGAGAGCCGATTTCGACAATGTTTTTCTCAATGCCGACGAATTCGCGGATGAGCATGAATTTAATGGCCAGACAGTGCTTTGCGTGGTGCAGACTCCCACGGAGCAGGGCATGTTTCTGCAGGGCTTAGATTATCGCGGATTTGAAGACGTGCATGGAAAAACAACCATCGTCCATATGAAAAAGGAGACCATCGGCGAAGTTCCCTCAGAAGGAGAGATTATTACCTTCGACGGGGAACCGATGCAGGTGGATTCCTGCGCGGACAATATGGGTATGCTCAGCATCACATTGCATTTCAACCATGCGTAAGGCGGTGAGGCTATGGCCATCGAGATTGAATTGCGTGGCAATGAGTCGCTGACCAGGATGCTGAATTCCCTGAGCGGCAACAATATGTATGCGGCTATATCGTCGGCGGCTCAGCGGGCGGCTACACATGCCCGCAAGGTTGGCACTAAGGAGATACGAAAGGTTTACGCCGTGAAATCAGGCACTTTGAAAGGGAAAACCAAAATCAAAAAGGATTTCGACGGTGCAGTTTTGGAAGTCAAGGGCGGTAGCGAACCAATCAAATCCTATAGCGTGGCAGCCAAGAGCAAGGGTGTATTCGTATCGGTCAAGAAGGGCAAAAAAACGCTGGTTCCACGTTCTTTTACCCTGAATAGCCGATTTGTGGCCCGCGAAACGAGCAAACGACTACCATTTCGCGATTTGTATGGCCCGGCAGTCCCGCAGTTGTTTGGCAATCCTGATGTGCTGGAACCTATGCAGGAAGCTGGTGCCGATAAGTTCGAGGAACGCTTGACGCATGAAATCGAAAGGAGGCTGGGGCAGTGACACCTTTAGACTGTGCCCGCACAATAACCAGCTATCTCAAAAATGCATGTCAGGAATACGATGAATACACCACTGTGAGGGAAAATGGCCAGGAAGTCAAAGAACCGATACAGGTTTATACAGGCTTTCTGCCAAAGTGCGCCACGGCGGCGGCAAAGCGCAAGCAGTGCCCTGCTGTGGTGGTAAGGCCGGAAAACGTGACGGATGGGCAGGAAGAGTCGCTGGTAAGCATCGTTATCTATGTCACGGTATACGATGACGATATGAACTATAGCGGCGATACCTTGTATCATCTGATGGAGTTTATCCGCATGAGGCTGCTGTCAGAAAATCCTGTGGGGAATGTGCTCATTGCCCCAGGGATGAAAGCAACCATCACGGATGAGCAGGCTTTTCCACAGTGGTTGGGATTCATCGAATTGGATGCATATATCCAACAGCCTAAGAAATATAGGCCAGAGTTGATTATAGGGAGGTAAGAATATGGCGAAAACCAAGAAAAGCCAGCTGGCAGAGGCAGTACAGGCAAAAGGCCCTGTCGTCTATGTCGGCCCTGGCTTTAGGGATTCGATTCTGTCAACCTTTAGCATCTTTGCTGAGGGTATTCCGGCAGAATACGCAGACGATCCGGTGATGAAACATCTTTTTGTCAGCCCCGACAAACTGAATGAGGCCCGGACGGCAGTGGGGCGTAAAGGTACGGCTCTCCATACCTTCTATCATCAGGCATTGGAGAAACACAAGAAGGGAGAGAATAAATAATGGCATTTTTTCATGGCGTAAAGGCAAGTGAGGTACCTACTTCGGTCGTCGCCCCGGTAGCAACCACGGCAGGCTTGCCGGTAGTCTTCGGCACGGCCCCGGTGCATTTAACAGATGATCCGACGGCTTATGTCAACAGGCCGGTTATCTGCTATTCCTGGGCGGAAGCAGAAGCGGCACTGGGCTATAGTGACGATTGGGACAAGTACACGTTGTGCGAGGCTATGTATAGCGAATTCAAGCTGTACGCAGTAAAGCCTATCATCTTCGTGAACGTACTCAATCCTGCAGTGCATAAGTCGAGCGTCAGCGGCGCAGAAAAGAATTTGGCTGCAGACAAGACGCTGACACTGGAAGAACCGATTCTGCTTGCCAGCCTGAAGGTCAAAGCGTCTCCGGAAGCTGAGGCAGATGCAGTTTTGGGCACGGATTATACGGCGGCCTACAATGACGATGGCAAGCTGGTGATTACGGTGCTGGCAGATGGCGCTTTGGCCAGCAATACTTCCATTGTGCTGACCTATGACAAGGTAGATCCGACGGCAGTAACGGCTAATAGCGTAATCGGTGGTGCCGATTCCAATGGTAACCCCACGGGGCTGGAACTGATTGACAGCATCTATACCCTGTTTGCGATGGTGCCGGGTATCGTTGCTGCTCCGGGCTGGTCTGAAAATCCCACGGTGGCAGCGGTAATGAAGGCCAAGTGCCTGAATATCAGCGAGCTGTTCAGGTGCATCTGCCTGACGGACGTTGATACGGCATCCGTTACCAGCTATTCCGGTGTCAATACCTGGAAGAACAACAACAACTACACTGGTACCAATCAGGTGGTTTGCTGGCCGTGCGTGAAGCAGGGCGATATGGTCTTCCATATGTCCACGCACATCATGGGTATTATCGGTGTAACGGATGCCGCAAATGATGATGTGCCGTATCAGTCGCCGTCCAACCAGACGCTGCAGGCTACAGGTCTTTGCTTGAAGAATGGCACGGAAGTAAATCTGTCCCTGCCGCAGGCAAATCTGCTGAATAGCCAGGGCGTGATGACGGGCCTTAACTTTTCCGGTGGCTGGAAGTCGTGGGGCAACTACACGGGTGCTTATCCTGGCACCACGGATGTAAAGGACTCCTTTATCTGCGTGCGCCGCATGTTTGACTGGCAGTATCAGACGTTTGTACTGACTTACTGGCAGAAAGTAGACCAGCCGCTGACGCCGCGCCTGATTAAGACCATCGTAGACAGTGAGCAGATTCGTCTCAATGGCCTTGTATCCCGTGGCTTCCTGCTGGGTGCTGACGTGAAGTTCCTCGAAGAGGAAAATCCCGATACAGACCTGTTGGCAGGCATCATCCGCATCCACAGCTACATCACGCCGCCGGTACCGGCTCAGGAAATCGAAGATATCCTGGAATACGATGTAAGCAATTTCAAGGCATTGTTTAGCTGATTGGAGGTTTAAGCTATGGCAGTAAATAAAGTACCTGAAACTATCAATGACATGCGCGCCTACATTGATGGCGGCAAGAATGAGGATATGATCGGCGTCAAGGAAGTGGAGCTCCCTGAGTTCTCGTCCATGACCACGGAAGTGACCGGTATCGGCCTTGCTGGCAAGGTGGACGCTCCTGTCCATGGACACTTCGAGGGCATGGAAACGAAACTCACTTGGCAGCTCCCCACCAAGACGGCGGCCACGCTGGTGGGCGGCAAGCCCATCAGCCTGGAACTCTATGCGGACAAGCAGTATTTCGACAGCGGCTCTGATGCTTATGTCCATGAGCAGTATCGCGTAGCTGTGCGCGGGCGTATCAAGAGCCACAAGCCTGGCTCGATTAAAGCTGGCGAGCCCACGGATAGTGAGACGGTCATTGAAACGCACTATATCAAAATCGACATTGGCGGCAGCACTGTTTGCGAAGTCGATAAATACGGCTATAAGTGCGTAGTCAACGGCACGGACTATCTGGAAGCCGTCCGCAGGAATATTGGTATGTAATCATAGCGTGTCCAACTTGGACACGTTGTTGGATATGGAGGATTGAACTATTATGGCAGAAGAAAAACAGTTGGAAAAGATTGAAACAGTGGAAGCAGAAGTCATTGACGACGAAAAGGTACTGAAGCTCAAAAAGCCGCTTTCGAACGGGAAAAGCGAGCTGGTCTTTGATTTTGAAAAAATCAACGGCTATACCTTGATTAGATGCGAAAAGGCATCCAAGAAAGAAGATCCGTCCATTGCGGTGCAGTCTCTTTCCCAGATTTATCAGGCACATGTGGCCGCTGCTGCCGCGAATGTCCGCTATGATGATATCCTCAGTCTCAACGCATCCGATTTCACTGCTGCGTGCCTGAAGGCACAGGCTTTTTTACTCAATACGGGGAGATGAGCGGCTTACGCTTATCAGCCCTGAGATTGGCCAAGTATAGCAATACGCCCATCGGCTGGTTCCTGAAATTGCCGGTGGGCGAATTCTATGCATGGATGGAAGTAATAGGCTCTGAAATCAAAAGAGAAAACGATGAGATTGATAAGGCAGCAAAAAAATAAGCAGGAAAGGAGGTATGCGATATGGCAGGCAGGATTATGGAACTGGCGTTGGCAATCAAAGGCAGGCTGGATGGCTCGGTAACATCTTCAATGCAGAGGGCTATCAGTGAGTCGAGACAGTTGCAGTCACAGATACGGCAGGCTAATCAGGCCATGCGTGATGCCCAGCGGGCGGCTGATGCCGAACAACGGGCGACGGGCCGTGTCAGTACGGCTCAATACCAGCGCATTGCGGAATTACAGGCCCGCATAAACTCGTTGACTCAGCGCCGGTCAGATATTCTGGATGCACAGGCTGCCAAAGAGCAGGCTGGTGCAAGATTCTCCCATTCTGCTGGGAAGCTGGGGGCTGGCATAGCAATGACTGCTGCAGCCGCCGCGCCGTTGGCAGCAATGATTGGCACGGCGGCCAATTTTGAGCAGGCAATGAGCAAAGTCAAAGCCATAACTAATTCTTCTAATGAGGATATGGAACGGTTGACGGCAACAGCTCAGGAGCTTGGCTCAAAGACACAGTTCTCAGCAAGCCAGGCTGCTGAAGCTATGAGCTATTTGGGTATGGCAGGCTGGAAAACAGAGCAGATTATCTCTGGTATGCCTGGCCTTTTGGATTTGGCCGCTGCATCCGGCAGTAACCTCGCAACGGTGGCGGATATCGTATCGGATGATCTTACAGCGTTCGGTATGAGTGCTGATCAGGCGGGGCACATGGCAGATGTTATGGCCGCCGCATCGACAAACGCAAACACGAATGTCGAGATGATGGGCCAGACGTTCAAATATGCCGGCGCTGTTGCCGGTGCCATGGGCTATAGCTTGGAAGATGTGGCGGTCGCTACGGGCTTGATGGCTAATGCTGGTATCAAAGCTGACCAAGCAGGCACTTCCCTGCGGTCGATTATGACGCGCTTAGCAGCGCCTACTAAGGAATCGGGGAACGCCATGGACCAGCTGGGGATATCGGTGGTTAATGCTGACGGTACCATGAAGCCTTTTATGACAACCATGAAAGACTTGCGGGCTGCATTTGCAGGACTGTCAGAAGCGGAGAAAGCTGAAAAAGCAAAGATGATTGCAGGGCAGGAAGCAATGTCGGGCCTGCTGGCAGTTGTCAATGCATCGGATGAAGACTTCGCGAAACTGTCCAATTCAATCATGGATTGTGATGGAGCTGCAGCCAAAATGGCAGGCACGATGAACGACAACGCCAAGGGCGGTGCTATTCAGTTGCAGTCCGCCATCGAGGGCGTATCTATTGCCATAGGTCAGATATTCCTACCAACGCTTGCGCAGATTGCGGGCGGATTAGCGTCAACCGTGGGCGGCGTGGCGAAATGGGCAGGAGAAAATCGAGCGTTAGTATCTACCATAATCGTGGCGGCTGGCGCAGTCACTGGCCTTATATTGGCAGTGTTGGCTATCAATACTGCGGTGGCAGGTATCAATTACCTGAGAGCATCCATGGAACTGTACAAAGTGGTTGTGACAGAGTCTACAATCGTGACGAAACTGTGGGCAGGTGTTACCAAAGTGGCAGCCGCCGCACAAGCTGCATTCAATGCAGTCATGGCGGCCAATCCGATTGCTTTGGTTGTGCTGGCCATAGCCGCGCTGGTGGCCGCCATGGTCTACTTGTTTAACACAAATCAAGAGTTCCATGATACGGTCATTGCCGCATGGGAGGAAATCAAGTCCGCCGCCATGGAAGTGTGGAACGCTATAGCTCCCATCGTGATGGCAGCCTGGGAAGGAATAAAAGCCGCCGCACAGGCGGGCATTGAATTCCTGAAAGGGTTGTGGGCGGATATAGGCCCATCGGTCATGAATGCCTTCAGCAAGATTGTGCCGATACTATCCTGGGTGGTTGGCGTGGCCAAAACATTGATTGTGGCCGGATTGGCATTCTGGGCTACATATATCCGCACAATGATAACCGTCATAGGCGGTATCATCCGTGGCATAGTAAGTGTGGTAACTGCAGTGTGGTCAACCCTCACAGCAATATGGTCGGCTGGATCTAATGCGGTAACGGCCATCACGGAAACATTAGGTGCTGTGTTTGGTGGTATCTGGAATGGTCTGACGGCTGGCGTTTCGGCGGCATGGTCGATTATTACCAGCATAGTATCTGCTGGGGTGTCGACGGCGGAAAGCATCATGCAGACGCTCGTATCTGTCGGTACGTCAGTGATGGAAGGGATAACGCAGGCGCTGGAACCTATTACCAGCGCGATCAGTTATGTGTTCGATGAGGCTTCGGCAGCAGTGATACCCGTGATTAACGAAATCGTGAACACGGTATCTTCCGTAGTCTCTACGATACGAGAAACGCTCAGCTCACTTTGGGGCGGAGCTGGTTCATCCGCAGAGTCTGCCTGGGACGGTGTGAAAAATGCCGTGTCCGGGGCTATTGATTATATCCGTAGCCTCGTGCAGGGAATTGCTCCTGTACTCAATGCAATCTGGGGCGGCCTTAGCGCGGCAGCATCTGCAGCATGGTCTGTGATTACTGGCATCGTGTCGGGGGCTGTTGCCGCTATAGGCGCAGTGATTAGATTCCTGACGCCGATATTCACGACAGTATGGTCTGTTATTGTGGGTGTGGTGTCCGTGTATTGGACGATTATATCAACCGTGATTAAGACGGCGATAAACGTCATAGCTGCTATCATTCGCGCATTGGTGCCAATATTCAGCGCTGTATGGAGCGTGATAAAGGTGGTGGCCAAGGTGGCATTTATTGCCATGGCTGTGGTAGCTCTCCCTGTTATAGCCGCTATCGGCGTCGCTGTGGTGGCAATGGGGGCTGTAATATATGCAGTTTGGCAGGCTGTAAAGCTCGCCGCAAGTGTAGCATGGGCGGTTATTTCCACGGTAGTGCAGGCCGCTATGGCCATCATCGTTCCCGTGGTGCAAGCCGCTGGTGTGGTGCTGGCTGCAGTTTGGTCGTTTATTCAAGATACGGCCATTATGGTCTGGAATACGATTACGATGGCCATAGAAACGGCATTGACAATTATCATGCCAATCGTTGAGGCGGCAGGAGCTGTAATCAGTGAGGTTTGGAATGCAATTATGGCCGTGGCCATCATGGTGTGGGATATGATTTCCGCAACTGTGGGCGCCGTGGCCAGTGCGATTGGCTCCTTCATCACAGAGGCAGCTGCTGTAATTATGGCATGCTGGAATTCCATCCAAGCAACCGCAGAAGCATGCTGGAATGCTATCGTTTCCACAGTGCAAAGCGTATGGGATACGGTACAGGGGATTGTTGATGCCGGTGTGGAAGCTGTGACCGCGAAATGGGAACAGCTGAAGTCGATTTTCAGCAGTCCAATACAGGCTGTCGTGAACTTTGTTCGTGGTGGCGACTCTGGCGCAGCCAGCGCATCCGGCGTGGATATCAGCGCGAATGCGGCGGGCGGTATTTATCGCCGTGGCGCTTTCTTGACAACGTTCGCTGAAGAAGGCCCAGAAGCAGCTATCCCGCTGGATGGTTCTGCAAGGGCAATATCTTTGTGGCGGCAGGCAGGCCAGATCATGGGGCTGATGCCGAATGGAGTCATGGGACAAGCAGCGGGGATGACATCTTTGATGCAGCAGGCAGGGAACTCGTTGAGAACGCCAGCTAGTGCAATACCAGCTCCATCCGCGAATATCAACAAGTCCAATAGCATCACGGTGGATTTTAACCCCACTATCAATGTTACGGGCGGCGGTGGCGCAGATGTGAAAGCCATGATCATGGCAGCACTGGCGGAACAGAAAGCACAGTTCGAAAGAGAACTGCCAGGCATGCTTGCCCGCGTGAAAGCAGGTCAAAGGAGATTAAGCTATGAGTAAGACGACATATACAACCGTACAGGGCGATATGTGGGACATCATAGCCCTCAAAGTTTATCGGGATGAGAACTGCATGTCTTATCTCTTGGAGGCTAATCAAGCCTATAAAGATACGGCAGTATTTCCGGCAGGCGTAGAAATTGCCTGTCCGGATTTACCTGCTACGGCTTCGCAGTTGCTTCCTCCATGGAGGCGGTAACGTATGGCGAAAGAATATAAGAACCCCATTGAAAGTATGCTGGCGGGGCTCCCTGAGGGGGCAGAACAGGGCCGCGTTGCGTGGCTCGAAATAAAGTATACGCCGGCAGAGTCTGACGATGGGCAAAAACAGGAAACATCGGATATATCAGAGGATGTCAGCGCATACCTGCTGTCGTTCTCATGCACGGATAATCTTACAGATTCCGCCGATGATATGACCTTGACGCTGGAGGATAGGGCTCAGTTGTGGCTGGAAGATTGGTTCCCGGAAGGAGAAGGCAATCTCATGGATATTACCATCCACACCTACAATCGCATCACACTGGATGAGGGGGAGGCAACGTTCCACGTTGGACAGTTTGAGATTGACGAAATCGAGATTACCGGGTATCCGTCCACTGTCCAGATTAAAGGCGTTTCTGTACTGGGGAATGGTTCGCTTCGAGGCACAAAGAAAAATCAGACATGGGAAAAAATCTCGGTCTGGAAAGCAGCAGATGATATCTGCCAGCGGAACGGGCTGACATTGATGTGGGACTGTGCCGAAAATCCGAACCTTGACCATGTGGAACAGGCGGATAAATCAGACCTGGCTTTCTTGCAGGAAATCTGCAAGAACAACGGCATGAGCTTGAAAATCTCCACTGAGCAGGTCATTATCTTCGACGATGCCAAGTATGAAGCGCAGGCCCCGATAATATCGGTCTATAAGCCCGGCGTTTATGCTGAGCTGGACGAAAATACCATGCCGCTTCGCTGGGTGCTCAGCTACGGCTTCAAAGCCAAAACCCGCGATACCTATTACAGGTGTGATGTGAAGTATCAAAAGGGTAAGAATAAAGAGGTCATTGAAGGTTCCTTCACTGATCCAAACAAGAAGAAAGGCCGCGTACTCCATGTAAAGGAGCAGGTAGAGAATAAAGCCGAAGCAGAAAAGCTGGCCAAGAAGAAACTGCGTGAAGCAAACAAGGAAGCAGTTACAGGCCAGTTTGCTACTATCGGCAATACGAATTTTGCCGCCGGCCAAGTCTTGAAGATGGTCAACTTTGGCCACTTTGATGGGAACTATCTGGCGACGAAAGTGGTTCATAGCTTTTCTGCCACCACAGGGAAGTTTGACACCAGCATTGATATAAGGAGGTGTATCAGTGGCTATTGATATGAGTGAGTATATCTTTATCGGCGTGGTGTGCAAATACGGCAGTACGCCGGGAACGGTAGTCGTAAGGCGGCCTGATAAAGATGACCGAACAACGGCAGAACTCTATGTGCTCAGCCGCTGCACGCATCAAACGAAAGATTATTGGATGCCGGACATAGATGACCAGGTGCTGTGCATTCTCACACCAAACCCCGGTGGTAAAGGCCCCGGCGCTGGATATGTGGCGGGTGCCATTTATAGTGAAGCTGATCCGCCGGCGGAAACGGATACGAGTACACGCAGCATCCGTTACAAAGACGGAAGCTACATCGTCAACAAGGGCGGCGCCATGGAGATACACGCATCAAAGTCTCTCAAAATTACGGCACCTACCATCAATATCAACTAGGAGGGGCTGACATGAAAAACCAATATGAAATTAGAGGCGATACGGCGTATATTTATGATTCTAATGGAGAGCTTTTTTTAGTCGATGCCGATGATGTGGAAAAAATAGCGCCATTTAGATGGCACTGCCGAAAAGGCGAAAAATCCTATGTGATTGGGAATGCTCCCCATAAGAAGAAAATCTATCTTCATCGGTATCTGCTACAAGTTGGTGATTTTCAACTGAAGGTAGACCACAAAAACCACAATCCACGAGATAATAGGAAATCAAACTTGAGGATTTGTAGTAATTGGGAGAATAGCGTAAATCGGTCGGACAGGGATAAAGCTGGAGTGAGCTATAGAAAAGATAAGAAGAAATGGCGTGCTTATATAAATTTGAAGTATCGTCAAATCAACTTGGGGTACTATAGCACGGAAAAGGAAGCTAGGGCTGTAAGAAAGAAAGCCGTAGCAGCTTTATATGGGGAGGTGGTTTAATGCCCGCACAAACTAGACTTGGAGATGTGAATACCGGGCATGATTAGGCGCATGCCCGCCTGCAGTGTTGGCTTCGGCGAGTTCGAATGTATTCATCAATAGTAAAGGCGCTGGAAGAGTGGGGGATACATATTCACCCCATAGCTGCCCGGTTCATTCGCCCCATAGTGGCGCCATCGCCAGCGGCAGCAGTTCGGTCTTTATCAATGACATGCCTGCAGGGCGTGTCGGCGATCCGGTAAGTTGTGGCGGAAGCGTAGTGCAGGGAAGTCCTAATGTATTCATCGGAGGTTGAAAGGAGGCGGTGAGTAATGTATATCGGATATATGGGCGAGATCGTATTCATCTCGTCTTTTAATTATATGCTGACACCGACGGATTACTCCCGCAGTGGGAGTGCCCGATGGTCAGAACATGAACTGCTTATGCGCAAACCTGTGAGCCAGTTCGGCGGCCCAGGGCTGGAAAAAGTGAGTTTTTCCATCATCCTCAGTATGGATCATGGGATATCACCGGAACGCCAGCTGAAGAAGCTGCGGGAAATGCGCGACACTGGCGCTGTGTTCCCTTTGGTCATAGGTGGCAAGCCTGTCACCAACAGTTATTGGCGGCTGGACTCCCTGAAAGAGGGAGAATGTTACTGGCTGGGCGATGGAACACTTCAGCAGTGCAAGGTAGCGGTCGAACTCACAGAATACGACGATAAGAACACCATCGAAGAAAATTCGATAACTGTTCGCTATGGAAAGGTAGGTGGCTAAGATGAGTTTTCTCGTATCGGCAGAAGATGAAGCGGCCATCGACTTCGCCCCGGCGACAGTGACAGCGGAAGTGATGCAGAACATCCGCACCATCATCACAACCATCAAATATTCCGTACCTCTTGACCGAGGCTTTGGAATAGATGGCTCGATTGTTGACTTGCCGATGGAAGTGGCCAAGGCCAAGATGACCAATGAGATATTTAAGGCCATCCGCCAGTATGAGCCACGGGCCAGCATCGAGTCGATAACTTTTACAGGCGAAGACACAGGCAAGCTGGTGCCGACGGTGGAGGTGAAAATAAATGAAACTAGCTGATTTACCAGATATCGATTTTGTCGATATCGATGCGACGGAGGTGGAAGAGTCACTATTCAACGCATATACAGCAATAACCGGGCGGACGCTGAAACAGGCTGATCCTATTCGGCTATTTATCCTGTTCATCGCAGATATCATCATCAGGCTGCTGAATAAGATAAACGACACGGGCAAGCAGAACCTGTACAAGTATTCGCGCGGGGATAACCTGGACAACCTTGCAGCCAATGCATGGATTACAAGGATTCCTGCCAGTGCGGCGACAACCACGATGCAGGTTACTTTGTCGGGGGAACGCTCGGCGGAAACAGTGATTCCTGCGGGTACACGCATAAGTCCTGAAAGCAATATATACTTTGCTACGGACACGGCACTGATTATACCGGCAGGGGAAACTACGGGAACTGTGGCAGCTACATGCTTGACAGTGGGAACTGCCGGGAACAATTACAACGCTGGGGAGATTGACCAGGTTGTTGATCCGGTGCCTTATGTGGCTTCTATGGTCAATCTGACCAAGAGCGAGGGCGGCGCGGATGCAGAGTCTGACGATGCACTGCGCGAACGGATTTGGGAAGCCCCTGAAGCGCTGAGTGTTGCGGGCCCAGAGGGGGCGTATAAAGCCAAGACCAAGGCCATCAACAGTGCCATCGTGGATGTGGATGTATATTCGCCATCTGCCGGCGTGGTACAGATAACACCATTGCTGACGGATGGAACTATTCCAGAAACGGAACTGCTGGCCGAAGTCGAAGCGGCGCTGTCTGCTAAAGAGGTTAGGCCGCTTACGGATAATGTGGTGGCTGCCGCTCCTACGGCTGTATCTTACGATGTTGATGCAACGTATTACATCGATGCGGATGTGGACGCTACGGCGGTGCAGACCAACGTAGCGGATGCAGTGGCGGCGTATACGGCATGGCAGCGGGCGGCGCTCGGACGTGACATCAATCCATCACGATTGATTCAGATGCTCATGTCTGTGAGTGGCGTCAAGCGGGTGGACGTGACCGCACCGGTATTTACGGAAGTGGCAAGAACAGAAGTGGCGCTGGCAGATAATGTGAGCGTGACCATGGCGGGGAGTGAATCGGAATGATACAAGCGGATTATAATATCGCCGATAATCTTCCTGAGTCGCTGAACCGCGAGAACTTGAAGCAGGTTGCTCAGCTGATAGATGATAAGCTCCACGAGCTGAATATGCTATCTGAGCTGGTGTCCATTTATCCCAGGATAGATGAGCTGTCAAGTGCCCTCATAGATGCGCTGGCGATACAGTTCCATGTCGATTTCTATGATACCAGCCTGCCACTGGATAAACGGCGGGCGTTGGTCAAGAATTCCATCCGCTGGCATATGCGCAAAGGCACTGCCGGGGTAGTGCAGGAAGTCGTACAGACGGTGTTTGACAGTGGTGTGGTCAGTGAGTGGTTCGAGTATGGCGGTCAGCCTTATCATTTCAAGGTTGACTTGCTCAGCGCCCCAGAGATTACGCCAGAAAACATTGACCTGATTGTTAAGTGCATCAACACGGTCAAGAACGTAAGAAGCTGGCTGGATGGTCTGGGATTTCGGCGGAACTGTACTGGTATCACGCATTATGGCATTGCTTTGCATATGCATAAGAAGTACAGCATCGGCCCCGCTCAGATTCGCGACGCCAGCGCAAATGGAGGATTCTTCGTCGGTGGTGCATCGCATATCCATAAGCGGTACAAAATCGAGCAGACAAGCATACATGATACGTCGCTGTATTCGCCGTATAAGGCGGGCGGAGGCGTTTACATGTATAAGAAGTATAGGATAGAGGAGGAAGTCTAATGGCAAACTGGACAGGCGGCGTATTGACCGCCGCAGGGCGTGCACTGCAGGCCAAAGTTACGGCTGGATTGACCAGCTTACAGCTGACGCGCATTAAGTTGGGCGACGGCACGGAAGGGAGTCAGGACATTGATGTCATGACTGACCTGAGAAGTCCGAAATCTTCACTGGGCATCAGCTCCATCACGCATGAAGACAATATGTGTACTGTAACAGGGCTGATTCTTACCAGCTCAGTCAACACAGGTTACTATGCCCGCGAATGGGGCGTATTCGCGACTGATCCGGACATCGGCGAGATTCTGTATATGGTATCTCTGGATAGCGTTCCGGACTGGGTGCCACCATCCACGGCAGCACTCACTGTGTCAGCAGAATACGCTATGACGATAGCGGTCGAGAATGCAGCCAACATCGTCGTAAATATTGATCCTGCTGGTCTTGTCAGCACGGAGATGCTGGCGCGGGCGGCATGCTTACGCCAGACTGGTACGGCATACGCTGAGGGGGCTATCCTTTACGATACCCAGCTGGCCGCACACCCTGACTGGCGATTGGAATGTACCACGGCGGGCACCACGAGTAATAACCTGCTAGACCTGACCGGCTTAGTGCTGGGGGATAGTATCACGGACGGTACTGCAGTGTGGACTATCAAACGTGCGTATACAACAGAAGGGGACTTCTTCGAGATTGATGAGTATGGCGATCTTATGCCGACGGCAGAACCGAGATATAGCGTCAATTTCGAATTAGATGAGTATGGTGATATTGTGCCAAAAGCACAGTGATAAGGAGGAAAAAACATGGCAACGAGAGGTCATAATCCAAGAGCAAACAATGAGGGCTACATTGGACGTCCGAATAAGCAGTGGAAGGAAATAAACGCCCAAACGGTCAATATTGACGGCGTGAATATCATAGAGGCTGTGGAGAGCGGCCAGTATGCAACGATTCCAAACATGATTCACAGTGCCGCAATGCATAACGGCTTGTATCGTGGCAAAAACCTGACTACATACATGGAAAGTGGCCAGATGAGCACTGACATTGCAGCAGGAAACTTCTCTAATATCTATATTGGCGACTATGTGATTAAGTCCGTAACCACGGCGGCTACCACCTATACCGATAAGGGCGGCACAGAAGTAACTCAGGCAGAGGCAACGTATTCAAATGTAAAATGGCTGGTTGCAGCCATTGATCCGCATCTTCATTGTGGCGATACGGAAACCACGGCTCATCATGTGTTGCTTATCCCGGCAAGCACGTTGCAGAGAAATGTGAAGATGAACCCCACGAACGATACCACGGGTGCTTACCTGGGCTCGGATATGTGGACGGTACACATGCCGATTTGGACAGCAGCCATCAAGAGTGCGTTTGGCGCGGCACATGTTCTGAGTCACAGAGAACTGCTTTCCAACGCCGTGAACACTACGGCAGAAAGCACCTCAGGCGATATGACAGGAAAATCTTCCAACTGGGCATGGACGACAGTAGAAGGTGCCAATATCCCGAACGAGGCTATGGTTTATGGCGGTTCCGTCTTTGGCTCTTCTCGTGATGTGGGCGATTTTCCGAGAATGTTGCCCCTCTATGCTTTGAAGTGCAATCATTTAGAAGACCGTAGCTGGTTCTGGCTGAGAGCGGTTGCTTCTTCGTCGAGCTTCGCGCATGCCAACAACGGCGGCAACGCCACCTACGATGGCGCGTCTTATTCGGGCGGGAACGGCGGTGTGCGCCCCTATTTCCTGTACCACTGACCGGACAACCCCGCCCCTATATGGGGTGGGGTGTGGTCAAGGAAAGGAGATAGACAATGAGTGTACTGGCCAGAAAACGGAGCTTATCCGAACTAGAATTTTACAAGAATGCCATAATCTTGCGCCGGAATATGACATTTTTATTATTGCGGGATTTAGGAGTGAAAAGCACCGTCCGCAATATGCGAGTGAATACCAAGAAGATGGAGGCAGAGGATGCAGCTGTTTTTACGGATTTGCTGGAAAGATACCGGCTGAAAATAGCCGGGGACTATCCCGAATGGCTAATTGATAAACTAAGGTCAAGTATCTGGGATATTTTGCGCGATTTGATGATAAACATCACGAAAGCCTATACGATATGGGCCACTTGCAAGACTGAAGCAGAAGAACGGCGGATAGCTCAGGATAGAGCAATAGCAGCCTGCGAAAATCTGCTGAAGGAATTAGAACTTGCGGTGGAAGTCCTGCCGGTGGATGCCGAAAAGTATATGAACTATGTCGGCTTGATCGAGCGGGAAATAGCTTTATTGAAGGGCTGGCGCAAAGCAGATAACAAGCATAATAAAAATCTAAAGTAAGGAGAATTTAGGGTATGAGCTACCAGCGGTTGCTTCTTCGTCGAACTTCGCGAATGCCAACAACAACGGCAACGCCAACTACAATGGCGCGTCTAATTCGAACGGGAACGGCGGTGTGCGCCCCTATTTCCAGATGTCCCCACGCTCAAATGCAGGGAACACATAACAGGAAATGAGCTCTTATCCTTCCTGAAAGGGTAAATAAAGGCCGTGACGGGGCTATCCAAGGATATTGCCCCTATCAGCGCGGCATTAAAAAATTAAACGTACCACATATGACACAATTTGATGACGCAAATAATTTGTTGGATGGATTCTTCAAAGCAGAGAAGGTGAGTAAATGGAAATACCGAACGCAAAAGCACAGGATAAACCTGCTGAGAGAAACCTATCACATGCAGAAAGAACTACGAGAGAGGACTTACACCCAGGGGAAGGGTTCGGAGTTCAAATTATGCGAGCAAGGCCACCTTAGACTGGTCAAGGCACTGAATATCAGAGACACGGCTATGCAGCATGCGTTGGTAAATACTTGCCTGCAGCCGGCTTTACTACCTCATATGATTCATGATAATGGTGCCAGTCTTAAAGGCAAAGGCATCAGCTTCACGCGGCGAAGGTTTGAGCAGCATCTGCGCTGGCATTATCGGCGATATGGCCGGGAAGGTTATGTGCTTAAAATCGATTTCCGCAAGTATTTTGACAACATTGACCACGATGTGATACGGCGGCAGTTTGGCCGGCATGTCAAAGAGCCACTGGCGCTGTGGGTGTTGGATAGAATACTGGAAGCCAATGAAATTGATGTATCTTATGCTTCGGATGGCTACCAAAACAGGCCGTTTAATAGCTTGGAGCATGAGAAGGTGGATAAGACTTTATTGACAGGCCAAAAGATGCTGAAGAGGTCGATGGGGATAGGCTCGGTAGTATCTCAAATAGCAGGTATTTATTTGCCGACGCGAATAGATACATGGTGTAAGACTGTCCGAGGCGTGCATTGTTATGATGCTTACATGGACGATAGAATTATCATCCATCCGGACAAGGAATTTTTACGCCAGCTACTGGGAGAAATCAAGGCAATCGCCGAGGAATTGGGCGTGTTTGTTCATGAGAAGAAAACGCAGATCATAAAACTGTCTCATGGATTCACATTTTTAAAGACCAAGTACATTCTGACGGATACCGGCAAGATAATTCGCCGTATACCGCATGACGTAGTTGTAAGGGAACGTAGGAAATTGAAGAAGCTGGCCAGATTTGTGGCCAGGGGCGAAATGTCGCCGCAGGCATTTCGCTTACAGTATTTGTCATGGCGTGGAGATAAGCGAAAATATAGCGCCTATCATACGCTGAAGAATCTGGATAAACTGTATAAGGAGCTGACTGAGCAATGGAAAAAGAAAAGTATACCCTCATATTCGAAGGAGAGGGCAATAGCGTAACAGTGGAAAATCTCACATTGAATGGCAATAACTATGTGAGCGAGTCAGAAGTAGATTTGTCGAGTTTGCCGGATGTGTTTGCGCTGACCGTCAAGGATAGCAATGGCAATGTGGTGGAAAGCCACGACAATACAAAGCTGTTGCAGCAGGTCAAGTATGACTGGGATGGCGGCAAGTATTACCTTGCTTTTACTGCTCTTTCCCAGCTGGACATTGACCAGAGAGCACAGGATTCGAAGATTCAGTTTATCGCAATGATGGCTGATATTGATGTAGAGGAGGCTTAATCATGGCAACGACACAGCACAGCAAAAAATACAGCATGCTCAAGAGCTATTACTGGATGGGCCTTTGGACTATCAGGATGATGCGTTGCGCAGTAGTCAAGAAATGGATTACTGCTGAAGAGTTCAAAGAAATCACTGGCGAGGATTATGAGACCGCAAACACAACCACGGCTGCGGAAAGCGAGTCTGAGGGTTGACCTTTGGGGATGCCTTAGAGCTTGCCAAGGCCGGCAAGATTCTAAGGCGTAAAGGCTGGCTGGAAGGGGACAGGCTGATTTGTAATTATACCAACGATATGCAGCCGTTCTTAGAAGTAAGTTACGAAGATAAAGAGCCCATCCCTTACTTTGCCGGCAATCCTGACCTGTTCGCAAGTGATTGGGAGGTAGTAAATGCGGTATAAACTCATAATGATGGCTATGGCGGTGCTTTTATTGGCACCGTCTTTTTGTTATGCCGGAATTCCTGAGGACAAACAAAAGCATATAGGTGTTGCGGCTGGCTTGGACGCAGGCATGGCTGCAGCAGGCGTGAAGAAAGAAACCCGCTGGAGCATTATGGCCGGGCTGATTATTGGAAAAGAAATCTATGATCATAACAAGTCGCACTCTACGCATGACCACGGAGGGGATATCTTTGCCGGTGTTGGCGGGGTAGTTGCTGCAGAGGGCGTTATTTGGCTATGGCGTAAGGATTTCTGAGGAGTTGGAAACATGATAGAGAGGGCGCCGCCCGCAATGAGCGAGTAATATAATTCCGATATCGGTAAGGTTAGAGAAAAGAGGCATACATGGAATGGATACAGACAGCAGCTTCGGCGACGGTGGTCATGAGTTTTATCGCCGGGGTGGTTTCTAAAATGGCCATCTCCCCGCTGATTACGGTCATGAAGAACCTGCAGACCTCAGTAGACAAATTGAGCGAAGACATCAAAGAAGAGCGCGAGCGGCGGGTGGATGTGGAGAAGAGATTGATTGAGGTGGAGGCACGCGGGAAAAGCAACACGCACCGTCTCAATAAGTTGGAAAAGGAGTAAGGTATGTACAAATTACTTACTACGGATTTTGTAGTCGGCGTTTTCCTGGGGCTGGCCCTTGTGACTTGCGTCTGTTTCAATCAGACGGAGCTGGCAGGGCAGATAGCTGCAGGACTGACAGGATTTTTGGGCCGCGTCTCGTTTGAACGCTATCACGGCGACGACAAAAAATGATGATACTGCACCCGGACAGAGGAAAGCACGGGAGCAAGGAGGATGAATGAATGGTTTAGCGTGGACAGAACTATATGACAAATTTGCGGAATTTGCATATGTCGCAAGAAGGCAGGGCTTTTATGTGGGGCAGGTACAACAGATGGAATATTCATTGTTTGAAATGTGCCCGTTTCCACGGAGCTACAGGCCGGACAAGAAAGGCGGTAAAAGAAAATGATGAAGGTAATCGATATTTCTGCATGGCAAGAGAATGTTGATTGGCAGGCACTGGTTGACGCTGGCATTGAGGGCGTTATCTTGAAGCTGGGCGAACGCTCCAGTCTGGACGAAATGTTTGTCGAGCATGTCAATCATGCAGTAGAGTATGGCTTACAGTATGGCGTGTATTACTTCGCTCATGCGTGCACCTATGATGAGGCGGTCAGGGAAGCTGACCAGGTGGCTGATTGGCTCAAAGAGTACCTGCGCGGCGAAACGCCGCCGCTGGGTATCTGGTACGATGCAGAGAGCGAACGGATGCTGAGCGGCGATGTTACTGCCTGCTGCATGGCGTTCCTAAATAGGCTGACGGACTACGGCCATCAGTACAATGGCATCTATTCCGGTTGGAATTGGTTCAGTGCCGAAGGCGCTCATCACATCCACATCGAAGAACTGCCGGACTATGTGCCCATCTGGGTGGCAAACTACGGCAATGGCAATACGTTCGAGACCGCCAGCAAGGATTATCTCAAAGAAGAGTATCCGGATCGGATTATTCGGATGCATCAGTTCACAGATAACCTTGCAGGCTTCGGCTATGACGCCAGCATCTATTACGATGATTGAGTTAAAGTCGAGTTAAAAATGAGTTAAAACCGAGTTACAGCGTGTCCAAGTTGGACACGGCTTGACTTTTACAGGAAATATGCGCACCTACTTGACTTTATAAATCAAGCAAAAGCGCATATTTCTTTAAAAAGTCAAGTGGAGAAAATGGAGGACATAGAATGCGCGAAGAAGATAAAAAGCTGATTATTGAAACCTATCAGAATCTCGTTGATGACCTTGAAGCCGGTGCTGATAAACTCAAAAAAGCTGGCAATAATGCCGTGGCTCATCAGCTAGAAGATGTCAAAGAGGGTATTCAGGAAAATATTGATGCTATGCAGGGACGGATTGCCAGCAAAGAATATACCCTCAAAGAATATCTGGCGGCTGCAGGGGAGCTTTTGATTGCTCATCGGCAGGATATTTACCACGCGGCGGAAATCTTGGCTTTGGGGTATATCCTTGGCAAGATCCTCTGATGTGAATGATATTGATGGAGGGGAGGCAAATGAATGAAATACCCAAAAAGTACATTGCTTATGCTGGCTATATTGTGCTTGCTGTTATTGCAGTTTGCGCCCTATGGCTATTGTTCCGAGATGTCCGAACAGACACAGATCCAGACCAGCGGGCAGGCCAGTACATTGAGCAAACTGGAGAACAACAACGAAATGCAGCGGCAGAAATTGCAGCTGTTAGAGCAGGAGCTGATGCAGCTAAGCAATCAGCTGCAGATATCGAAGTCAGCAACGGCGGCAGCACGGCAATCGCTGACCGAATTGCAGACAGCCAACAATCAGCTCAGGCAGGAATCTCAGACGCTGAAAAGTCAGCTGAGCGCATCACAGACCAGTCTGACCGAATCGCAGAAGCAAGTCAGCGAGCTGAAAATAATATTGAATCAGCAGAAGCAGCAAATCAATCAGCTGCAGGAGCGCTTGAACGGGCTCTCCAGCTCTGCCGAGAATGCCGAGAACTCAATACAAGCAGCCAATCAATCATTACAACAGGCCAGGGAAGAGATGCTGGCAGCGCAGAAGGCGCACGAAAAGACTGAGAAAAAGCTACGGACTCAGAAAACCTTGTGGCAGATATTGGCCATAGGGCTGGGAGCCTGGGGAGCTTCAAGATAGATATAGCAATAGGCCCATACTGGCAAGATAACGTCAGTATGGGCCTTATTTTTGTGCGAGGAAGTTTATCTTGAGGTACGATAAAATACAGTCTGAACGAAAAAATGCTTAATATGCAGGGTTTTATCACCGATAAATAGAATATAGAATTTGACAAAAGTAATTTTTTGTGTAATCCTATATCGTATGGCTATAATGAAAAAATCAATAGAGAGGAGCTGAAAACCATGTTTTTTTTCTTCAAAGACGATAAGAATGATGATTTTGAAGGCACGCACACGGCTAATGACGTAGCAAGATACATTATCAGCAAGTGCACAAGGGAAAACAAGGCTATCAGCAATTTGCAACTGCAAAAGATTCTATACTATGTTCAAGCTACGTTTCTGATACGACAAAAGCGAGCTTTGTTCATGGATGAGGTAGAAGCTTGGCAATTCGGCCCTGTTGTTAGAAGTGTTTACCGCGAGTATTGCGGTTATGGAGCAGCCGCAATTTATGAACGCAAAGAGCCTGAGGAAGCGTTTACTGCTGAAGAAAAGGCAATTATCGACGAGGTAGTGTCTGATAAGCTGAGCAAGAGACCGTGGGACTTAGTTCAGGAGACACATGCTGAGGGAAAACCGTGGGATTTAGTGTATCAGGGCGGTGCCGGCAAGATGCAGGTTATCCCAAAGGAAGTGATTGCAGAATATGAATGTGCGTGATAAACAGCAGGCACTGCAGGAATTTCTTCTAAAGCTGGCTCGATTAGACACGGATGTAACAGAAAAGAACCTTGAACAGTACATTTTTACATTGCAGGATATTTATGCGGATGATTTTCGGCATCTGTATTCTGGGATGTTCGGCGTCATAACACGAATCGATGCTGATAATGATTTGGATAAGGCAAAATTACAAGGGAATATCCAAATATTGTATGAATCTGTCGTGCGGTGGCGGGATGAAGGACGTGGCCATGTGACACAAGAACTGTGTGACAAGCTCGAAAAGCTTTATGACCATGTGAACCTGGAAATATCCCGCATCAGCTACACACAAGAGATAGCTCAGCGCATGGAGGATAAAAATCGTAAATCTGGTGAGGAAATAAAGTTGCTGAGCGAAAAGGCGGCTAATATGCAGAAGGACTATATTACAATCCTTGGCATTTTCTCGTCCATAGTCATTACGTTCGTAGCGGGAATGGTGTTTTCCAGCTCTATATTAAACAACATAGATAAGGTTTCCATATATCGACTGACGTTTGTGATTATCCTGATCGCGATGATGCTTTTTAACTTGCTGAATTTGCTGCTAGATTTCATAGCAAAAGTGAACATGAAGCCGTTAGCGGTGGCATCGAAGATAAGTGACAAGAAAAAAGAACCTCAGCGGTCAACCATAGCAGGAATTAATCTATTTTTGTTCTTCATGATGATAGTTGACCTTGCTTTGTGGGCGTTGTATTGGTATCGAGCAACGTCATTCAATACGTTCACAGGATATTAACAAAAGCCCTATACTGGTGTGCTCCCCGTCAAGTGGACAGGTAAAAAAATAAAAATATTCATTGCTGCTCGCAACTAATGCGAGCAGCTTTTTTCATGCAGCTCCAACCAGTTTTTCGTGGTACTCACTTGGGGTTCGTATGCCTAAATGACGCTGTGGTCTGTCATAAGTGTAATATCTTATATATTCCTCAATTGACTCAACCAACTCTTGCCGGGAAGTAAATCTGCGCCTGTAGTACATCTCGCGCTTCAAGATACCCCAGAAGCCTTCCATGGGGCCATTGTCTAGGCAATGTGCTACACGGGACATGCTTTGTGTCATACC